ATCCAGAAGTATTCCCAGAACGCAACTCTTATGATTCAAATAATCCAGGTTGGGCTTGGATGTCTAATAATTCTATTTCTGCAACAGTCGGAACAAAGTATGAAGACTATGTAGATTTAATTTCAGATAATGGAGAGCCAGGTTTTATTTGGCTTGATGTTGCTCGTAATTATGGTCGTCTTGCAGATCCAGCAGATGGTAAAGATTATCGTGTAATGGGTTTTAACCCTTGTGCTGAACAACCACTAGAAAGTTATGAGTTGTGCACTCTTGTTGAAGTGCACCTTAATCGTCATGACTCTAAGGAAGACTTCTTAAAGACATTAAAGTTTGCATATCTTTATGGAAAGACTGTAACTCTTCTTCCAACACACTGGCAACAGACAAACGGCATTATGCAGCGCAATCGTCGTATTGGAACTTCTCTTACTGGTATTGCATCTTTTGCAGATCAGAAAGGATTACCAATTGTTCGTGAGTGGATGGATGAAGGATATAATAAAATTCGCAGCTACGACAAACAATATTCAGAATGGCTTTGTGTGCGTGAATCAATTCGTGTAACAACAGTTAAACCATCAGGATCAGTTTCATTGCTTTCTGGTGCAACCCCTGGAGTTCACTGGGGACCTGGAGGATCATTTTATTTACGTGCTATTCGTTTTGGTAATACAGATCCAATGATGCATTTATTTAAAGCAGCAGGGTATAAAATTGAAAAAGACCTTGTATCAGCAAATACAGATGTAGTGTATTTTCCAGTAGCATCAGGACACCCAAGATCTGAAAAAGAGGTAAGCTTGTTTGAAAAAATTGGCTTAGCAGCAACAGCACAAAAATATTGGTCTGATAATGGAGTTTCTGTAACTTTGTCATTTAATAAAGAAGAAGAAACTAAGTTTATTGCTCCAGCACTTCATATGTATGAAGGACAGCTAAAGGCAGTTTCATTTCTTCCAATGGGAAATAAAACTTATCCACAACAGCCATATACAGAAATTACAAGAGAAGAATATAATGCATATGTTGGCACAATTGGAAAAATTGATTGGTCTGCTATTTATGACGGTATTGATAATCTTGAGGCACAAGGTGAAGCCTATTGCTCAACAGATGCTTGTGAAATTAAACTATATTAATCCTTAGCCTGCTATAATTAGGTAAGGAGAAATATGTCCAACTCATCTAATTTGTATGCAGAAAAAGTGTTTGCGGAACACCCATTAGGTCTTTGGGCACTAGATGAAAAACTAGATTACTTAAGTTTAATACAGGAAGCACAAAGAGATGTTGAAGATCTATGGACTGTAACTGGTGGAACTGCATTTTCTGGAGCAGGTGTTGTTGGAGAGCCATTTACAGATAGTCCAACTACAACTATAAAAGGTTCTGTTCCAACTGGAAATACCAATCAAATAGTTTGTATTAGTCCAAACCTTGCAAACTTTTCAACTTTTGATGAACAGTATGGAAATTTTTGCATTGGGTCATATATTTATATAGATAGCATTTATGCTCAATCAATATCAATAGGTTATGAATACACGGATCCAACATCATTGCTTGTATATCAAGAGCTAAAAACATTTGAAGTAAGTGTTTTTGATTCTTGGATATTTGTATCAGAAACTTTTGACACTCCAGATGAAACAACAAACTTTAGAGCTGTAATAAAAATTAATACATTAGACGGTGGATCAACTACTGATGACTATATTTTTCATATAAATGGTGTTACTGCTGGACAATGGTCTGAAGAATTTAATACTTCTTCTCTTGGAGTACAAACAATTCAACTACCTTCTTCAATATCTTTGTATGGTGGAATGCAAGGGGTAGAATCTTTTAATTATGGAATTCAAGATACTCCAGGATACTATCTTTCAGCTCTTGGACTTTTAGCAAGAAATACAAGCTTACCATTAGTTTTTGGAGCATCAAATCTTACAAAACTAAATGTAAGCTCTGGAGCATCTTTAATTGTTCCAGGAAAAGGATTTCTTAACAATAAAGGAAAATATAATAATTACACTGTAGAATTTTGGGCAAGAATTAACTCAGACTCATCTTTAGACAAAAGAATATTTGGTCCAATATCATCAACTGATGGATTATATATAAACGGTGGATTTCTAACTCTTTCAATTGGAAATAATTTTGCATCACACTTTGTTGGTGAATGGTATAGACCAATGCTTATTCACATTCGTTTTATAGGAAATACTGCATCCCTTTTAATAAATGGAGAACAAGTCTTATCATTTAATTTTAATATTGATGATTTAACTTTTCCAGATGAATTAGACGAAGAAGGCAAAGATCAAGATTGGCTAGGATTTTACTCTTATGCAGACATAAATCCTTTTGAAATTGACTGTATTTCTATATACCCATACCAAGTTCCAATTACAGTAGCAAAAAGAAGATGGGTTTATGGACAAGCTGTTATATCTCCAGAATCTATTGATTCTTCATATGGTGGAGTTTCAACTTTTATTGATTACCCATTTTCTGGATACACAGCAAACTATTCATATCCAAATTTTGCAAAATGGGAACAAGGAAGTTTTGATAATTTAACAACAAGCCCTCAATCATTGTCTACTCCACAATATTCTTTGCCAAATATATCTATACAAGAAAAAACAATAGAAAATCTTTATTCTGATAACAAAGAAATACAGGATGAAGCAAATAACTTTATAACATTTAGACCTAATAATTCTTGGAACAATGTTCATTCTTACTTTAATTTTAATAATTTCAATATTATAAATAGTGATCCTATTGCTATATATGGTATTTTTAGTTCAACAAATATGACATCTGTAGAAACATTATTTACAATATATAACTCAATAACTAAAAATTATTTTTCTGTTATAAAAGAAGGGGATCACATAAATTACTCTCTCTATTATAATGGAGAAGAACAAATAATCTATGATGATTTTATATATCAAAGTTTTTATGACGATAATGGAACAGTTATAGACGCTGGATTTTATAATACAGCATCATGGGAAGAGGTTTTAGAGGGTGGAAGCCCAAGCACAGTATTTTCTGGTTTAGTATCTGGAGACAAGTATATTGCTGGAATAAATATTGAAAAATTAGTTAGTTATTTTGGTGGAAACGTTGCAACATTTTTTGGAAATAAAAATGGACTAGAAATATATATTGCAGGAGATACCAACCCAGAAAACTCATTTACTGGAAATATTTATAGTTTTGGAATATCTAGTAAATTTAATACAAATTTAATTAAAGATAATTTTGATCAAAGCGGAATAATCCTTAATGCTTCAGTAGATGAAATGATTAATCATACTGCAAGCTACACACTAGTTCCATTTGAAAAATACAATAACTATTTTCTTGACATTAACTCTTATGGATACTGGGAAGACTACATGCCATTATCTTATTTTGCAAAATATGTTACAAATTCTAAAGGAAAAAGTTACTATGATTTAGATTTTTTACAATTTAATATTGACATTCCAGCACCATCAACTGTTTCAGTCTATGAACAAGTATCTAGTTGGAATTATTCTACACTAAAAAATGAATATCTTTTTCCAATACAAAAATCTTATGATCAACTTGATAATTTTCTATTGACTAATTGGGAAGACTATGCAGAGTTAAACAGTAGATCAGTTGAAAATTATAGATATGACACATCAAACTCAACAATAAAAACATATATAAGTTTTCAATATATTCAAGATGGAGCAAATAATCTAGAATCTTTCTTTACAACAATTCAACCAATAGAAAATAGTTTAGTTATTGATATTGATTCTTTTGAAAACTGGGAAACTACAAAATTTGAGGTAATTAACAACACAATAATTTACCCAAGCAAAAAAGTTAATTTTAATGATCTTGCAATTGTTTACCATATTGAACTTAACGCTACATCAATTAATAAAAATCCAATATCTATTAAAAATTTAGAAATTGCATCACAAGCGCTAAACGATAACTCATTTAATCCAATTGGAACTAGATTTGGACAAAATATTTTTCCATTTAAACAATCTGGAGTCTATTATGACTATAAATCAAAAAATCCATTCAACATTTATAAAGGAAGCACACCATATCTTTATTTAACTAGGGACTCTGGAATTAAAGTAAGTGGTGAAACTAATTTACAAACAAGTCGTGGTATATCTGTTCCAATAAATAGTTCTCTTGCGTTAGACTATAAAGTAAACGCAATACAGTTATGGATGAGATATGATAGTTTATTCTTTTCAGTAGAAGAAGAAACTTTATTTGATATAGATTACAAGGGTGACACAATAAAGTTTTATGTTTTATCAGACAATGTTAACGGAACACGTGGAAAAGTTGTTGCAAGAAGTCAATTAACAAATCAAGAATATCAGGGAATTTCATATTATTGGAATGGTAACTTAGTAAGAGAACCAAGAATAACAAAAAATGAATGGGGAGTCCTTTCGGTTTCTTTCCCAGAATCACTTAACTTTAACTCATATCTTGGATCAATTAATTTAACTGGTTCAGCTTTATTTAATAATGTTTCCTACTATCAGTCTACAGGAATCCAAAAAATTCAAAAGTCTATAAATCGTCCATGGACAAGAGTAAAAAATGATATATCTAATGATTTAGATTGGCAGTACTGGTTAGATAGCTATACCTGGAATGGTGTATTAGTCTTGTCTACTGTAGATCTTTATGGGTCAAATCCTGTTGAAATATACAAAACTTATATTGGAACCAATAAGATTATTGTTGATGATAGTCAGGGAATGTTGCTTGACTCTGTTAGCATAAAGGTATATAAAGACACATCTTGGCAGATTCAAGTCAAAACACCTGTGTAATATGGTATACTAAAGTTTATGAATTCTTTAATTAACCCAGAAACTGGCGAACCTCTTGTAAAGAATGTACGTAGGCAGGTAATTGAAAAAAAATACAATTGGGGACTTTACGTATATAAAAAATCAACAGGAAAATGGTTTACAGACGGAGAAGGTAACGTATTAAATATAGAGTCTATGCGTAATGATTTAGCAAAAATAGCAGAACTTAAACAAGCAGCAAAATATTATGGCGATGAAGGTGACGGAGAAGCAGTTTTTGTTCCTGGATTAACAAGAATTGATGATGAAGAGCATTCAGTGCAATTGGACAGAATGAAATCTGGACTTATACCATCAATGAATGATTTAGGTGCTTGGCATGCTGCTCAGCAAACATTAAATAAGTCAGGCAAGGATGCATTTGATGAGTAATGACTATGACAATGATTATATTCAAGCAAGATTAGACACAAATCAAAAAGAAGAAAACCCATTTAAAGCAAGCGATCCTTTTAACAAATCTTGGGATGAACTTAAAGGCTTGGTTGGAATACAGGAAAACTTTAAGCGTCGTGTAACCAGACAAGTAAACAAAGCATCAAATGCTAGCGGATATCTTGCTACAAATGCAAACATTGATTTACTTTCAACATCATATTTAGATTCTGCTAATGCAGACCCTAAAGGAATTAATGATACTGGATCAAAAGCTATTAATCCAGGCTTAGTCTACAGAAATGGTTATGGTCTTTTTGATGTAATTACTCCACCATATAATTTATATGAACTTGCTAACTTTTATGACACATCTTTTGCTAATCATGCTGCTATTGATGCAAAAGTAGAAAATGTTGTTGGTCTTGGATATCGTTTTGATGTAACAGATAGAACAAGTTTAAGTCTTGAAAGTAATGATAATACAGATGCAGTAGGCCGTGCCCGTAAAAGAATTGAACGTGCAAAACTTGAGTTGCGTGATTGGCTTGAATCCCTTAATGATGATGATAGCTTTACTAGAACGATGGAAAAAGTATTTACAGACATACAGTCTACTGGCAATGGATACCTAGAAATTGGAAGAACGGTTACTGGGGAAATTGGATATGTTGGACATATTCCTTCAATAACAATGCGTGTTCGTAGACTCCGTGATGGATTTGTTCAAATTATTGGACCAAAAGTTGTTTACTTTAAAAATTTTTCAGCAACAAATTCTAATCCTCTTACAGAAGATAAACGTCCAAACGAAATTATTCATTTTAAGGATTACTCTCCACTAAATACATACTATGGTGTACCAGATATTGTTGCAGCATTTCCTTCGCTTATTGGTGATCAACTTGCTTCACAATACAATATTGATTATTTTGAAAATAAAGCTGTTCCTAGATATGTTATTACATTAAAGGGTGCAAAGTTGTCTTCAGATGCAGAAGATAAAATGTTTCGCTTTTTACAAACGGGACTTAAAGCACAATCACACAGAACTCTATACATACCACTTCCTGGAGATACTGAAAATAGCAAGGTTGAGTTTAAGATGGACCCAATTGAAAATGGAATTCAAGATGGATCATTTAAAGAGTATCGTAAACAAAACAGAGATGATATTTTAATTGCTCATCAGGTTCCAATCTCTAAACTTGGTGGATCAGAAACTGGAGCAACAGCTAGCTCATTAGCTCAAGATCGCACATTTAAAGAACAAGTTTCACGTCCAGCACAACAAGATCTTGAAAAAATAATTAACAAAGTAATTAAAGAAAAAACAGATATTTTAGAGTTTAGGTTTAATGAGCTTACGCTTACTGATGAAATTGCTCAGTCTCAAATTCTTGAGCGTTATGTAAAAAATCAGATAATGCTTCCAAATGAAGCAAGAGAAATTCTTGATCTTCCACAAGCAAAACATGGAGACTCTCCTCTTGAATTAAGTCCAAGGCAGGCTGCAGATTCAAGGGCAAATGGAAATAGATCTAGGGACGCAGAAAGAACAAATAACGCATCAGATAGTACTACAACAGTATCTGGAAGAAATCCAAAAGGCGAAGGTAGATCATCTCAGTAGTTGAGGTAACTATATGAACATAGTAATTGCTGGTGGTGGAACTGCTGGATGGCTTGCAGCACTTTTTTTTGCTAACTCTCAACCAAACAAACATAGAGTAACTTTAATTGAGTCTACTCAGTTAGGAATTATAGGATCTGGAGAAGGCTCTACTAGATTACTAACACGTGTACTTAACAATAAGTTTTTTGATACTGGAAGTAACATTTCTGACTTTATAGCAAATACTGATGCAACATTAAAACTAGGAATTAGACATAAAAATTGGACAGGAGATGGAAGTTCTTATTATGCACCTTTAGATGGAACCGAAACCCATAAGTTTAGTCCAGATGTTGATTTTTTAACTGCCTTCTATCAAAAAGGTTCTGAAGGAATGCATGAATCCTCTAAACTAGGAAAATGCTTTATAGATAAAAAATATACAGAAGTCACAGCACTTCATTTTGATGGAACTCTTATAGGAAAACATTTTAAAAAAATTTTAGAAAACAAAATTAGCCACATAGATGGAATTATTAATAAAGTAACACTAAAAGAAGATGGATCAATAAAAAGTTTAATATTAGAAAATAATGAAGAAATTTTTGGAGATTTTTTTATTGACTGTACAGGATTTTCACGTATACTAATGAAATCTTTAGGTGTTAAGTGGAATTCTTACTCAGAAAATCTTCCAGTCAATACTGCAATACCATTTATTTTGCCAAGGCCAAAAGATGATCTAGAGCCACTAACCGTAGCTCACGCACTGTCAGCTGGATGGATGTGGCAAATTCCAACAGCAAGTCGTATTGGATGTGGTTATGTTTTTTCTGATAAATATATATCTGTAGAAAATGCTCAAAAAGAAGTTGAGTTATTGCTGGGTCATGAAATTGATCCAATAAAAGTAATAAAGTTTGAGTCTGGAAGATGCGATGTTCTTTGGGAAAAAAATTGTCTTGCTTTAGGACTTGCTTCATCTTTTGCAGAACCACTAGAAGCAACCTCAATACATACAACCATAGTTCAACTTGTTACATTTTGTTTTGAGTTTATGTCAGATACCTGGGAAAAAACATACGACCCAGTAGGTCAAAAAAGATATAACTCTCGTATGCAAAAACTATATGATGATATACGTGATTTTTTAGTAATACACTATCAAGGTGGTAGAACAGATTCAGAGTTCTGGAAACATATTTCCTCTGGTAAAACCCTTACACCTTTTTCTAGGGAAATTCTGGAAAGGTCAAAACACAAGGTACCTGGATTTTTCAACTATGACTATTACTATGGTAGTGCAGGGGCACCTCTGTGGAACTGGGTTTTAGCTGGTACAAACAATATAACAAAAGATACTGCAAAAAAAGAGCTTGAACTGTATGGTATTATAGTTTAGTACAGCATAAAAGTTGCTTGGCTTTATATAGAAACCAGGTCTAACTTGGCACTATCTCAATACTTGAGAAAACCCTATAAATGTTTGGTATAATAGAATACACAATGAATACAAATAAGGCATTTTGGACAACTGACGGCGACAATCTTCGCCTATCTATGCCCTTTGGAAAAGTAGACCAAGAACGCAGAATAGTATCAGGTTTTGCATCACTAGACAACATTGATAAGCAAGATGATATTGTTACAACAGAAGCATCTATGGAAGCTTTCTCTAGATTCCGTGGAAATATTCGTGAAATGCATCAGCCTTCAGCCGTTGGTAAAATGATTAATTTTAAAGAAGAAAAATACTTTGATCCAGAAACAAAAAAATTCTATAAAGGAGTTTACGTTTCTACATACATTTCAAAGGGTGCACAGAATGCATGGGAAAAAGTTCTTGATGGTACATACACTGGTTTTTCTATTGGCGGAAGAATGAATAAGTGGGATGATGCATATAATGAAGAACTTGACAAAACAATTAGAGTTATTAAACAATATGATTTAGTAGAACTATCTTTAGTAGATTCACCAGCAAATCAGTTTGCCAGCATTGTTTCAGTTGAAAAAGTTGATGGCATTGATGTAATTAAAGGTGACGGAATGGATACAATTATTGAAAATGTATTCTACGATAAAGATAATGGAATTGTTTTAACTTCCGAAGAAGATACACAAGTTAGTCCAGTATCTGGAGAAGAAATGAAAAATATTGGTTTTGTAGAAAAATCAGATAAAGATAAAATAGACATGATAAAATTCTTAGTTGATAGTGCTAAAGGCATAGAGTCTTCTAAGATTAACAAGGAGGTAAGTCCTATGACAGAAAATACAGAAGTAGTTGCAAAGGCTGAAGAAGCAGAAGTAACTCCAGAAGTAGTATCAGAGGTCACTCCAAAGGCAGATGCCACTATTGAGGCACCTATTGCAGCAGAAGCAGAAGCAGAAAAAGCAGACGCTCCTAAGAAGTCAACAGATGAAGAAGAAGAAGACGAAGAAATGATGCCTTCTGCTTTAACAAAAGAAGACGACAAAGAAGAAAAAACTGCAGCTAAAGCGGATGACGTAGTTGTTAATGCAATTACAGAAATTAAAGATTCTGTTAATAATGCCTTTGGCGATCTAGCAGCAACACTAAAATCACTAAGTGATGAAGTTGCAAATATAAAGAAATCTCTTGAAGCCACAACAACTGATGTAGATCAGATCAAGGGAACTTTCAATGAAATTGGCAAGCGAGTAGATCTAGTAGAGCTAGATACCGCTTTCCGCAAGTCTGGCGATCTAGGCGAGATCGTGCAGGAGCCAGTAATGGCTCACAAATCCCTATGGGGCGGACGTTTCCTCAAATTCTCCGACCTATACAACTAACATAAAATCACTAGGAGGTGAACAATATGTCAGAAGATATCGTAAAGAACTATCCAGGCTCTCCAACAGTAGCCCACGCTCATAGCGGTGATGGTGCATTTGCTTCAGGAAGCTCAGCAGACGCTGGAATTCCAGTTGCAGGCCGCACAGGAACCATGGGCAATATTGCTACAGCAAATTTAGGAGTACTAGATGGTCCTAACGCTGTAAATCCAACAGGTACGCCTGGAGGTATCTTGCTACCTGAGCAAGCCCGTCGCTTCATTGATTATGTGTGGGATGCTACAGTTCTCGCTAAAGATGGACGTAGAGTTACAATGCGAGCTAACACAATGGAACTTGAAAAAGTTAACGTTGGTGAGCGTGTAATTCGTGCAGCAGCACAAGCAAACCCTACATTTACCAATGCAGGAGCAACATTCTCAAAGGTTGAACTTACTACAAAAAAGATTCGTCTTGATTGGGAAGTATCAACAGAATCACTTGAAGATAACCTAGAAGGTGGAGCTCTTGAAGACCACCTTGTTCGTTTAATGACAACAGCATTTGCAAACGACATTGAAGATCTTGCGATCAACGGTGACGGTTCAACTGCTCCATTCCTTTCAATCATGGATGGTTTCGTAAACAAGGTAACTTCAGGATCAGACGCACACGAATCATTCGTAACCGTTGCAAACAATGAATGGACAACTCCTGTTCTACAGGATATTATCCTTGCAATGCCACGCAAGTACCGTGCAATCAAGAACAATCTAAAGTTCTATGCAGGTACAGATGCATTCCAGGGTATCGTTAAGAACAACGGTACACTTGCTGATGCAATCGCAGAGGCATTTTCTCCAATTGCAGCAGGTACACCTGCTAACCGTCAGAGCTATCTAGATGGTGCAGCACAGACATTCGGTGGAGCACGTACAACACGTGTTCTTGGTGTTGAAGTTCAGGAAGTTCCTTACTACCCTGCAGGTTATGTAGATCTTACATTCCCTCAGAACCGTGTATGGGGATTCCAGAGAGACATCACTGTAAACCGTTTCTACCAACCAAAGAAGGACACAATTGAGTACACAGTATTCGTCCGCTTTGGTCTACAATGGGAAGAGCTTGATGCAGTTGCATTCGCAACAGCAGCAAATAACTCATAATCATTGAAATACTTTATAGGGAGGGTAGCGTAAAAACTACCCTCCTTATTTTCTTTTAGGAGTATATATGTCATATCCAGGAACAAACCCAATAGACCATAATCATTTTGGTAATGGTGCACTTGCATCTTTAGGAACTCCTGGAGTAATAATTATGGGTCCAAACGGACTCCAAGTAAATACTTTAGAAAATCTTCCAGGTGCAAACATGGGAGATACAACAGGACCAAATGCAGTCAATCCTTCTGGAATACCAAATGGTATTCGCTTACCATTACAAAATAATTTTGGTAAATCAAGAAGAAGACGCTAATTCTGGTATAATGGCATAGGAGGATTTAATGTCTATTACTGAAGAACTATCTAAAAAGACTGTTATGGAGATAAAATCCTATGCCAAAAAAAATAATATTGATATTATTGGGGCAAATAAAAAAATAGAAATACTAGAAATTATTGCTAACTGGACTCCAGAAGATGCAGCAGTAGAAGAAAAACAAGATATTGAAGAAGAAATAAAAAATAGCATTGCATTATTTTCAGAAAGAAATATTTTTTGGAGTGGAGTAGGAACTCTAGAAAAAGGATATAACATTGTAACTAAGGAGGAATCCGAAAAATGGGTAACACACAGGTCAGTTCGCATTGCGACACCTCAAGAAGTTGCCTCATACTACGGTAAACAAAAATGATAGTATTAAGACTTCCACCATTTCCTATTGACATTAAATACGATGTCCCAGAAGCAGACACTGACTATTTGTTTACAATTGAAAATTCTATACTTAATCTTAATGTATCAGAAACCATAACTTCTGATCTAGACTCACAAATTACATTTACTTTAACTGGTGATTTTATAAAATATGATGACGATTATTCTGTTCAAATTTATGAAATTAATGAAGATGAAGATGAAGAACAGCATATAGTAGTTGAAGATAATTTAACTGTTATCCGTCCATACGTTAATCCAAACACATTAGGAATTACTGCAACAGAGATTGCAGAAGCAACATACAATGAACGCCTTGCAAGAGCTATTATTGACTCATTGATTGGCACTAAATTTACATTTGAAAAGAAAATACTTGAGGTAGTTGGACAAGGAACAGACTATTTACCAGTTTGGAAACCAATTTACAGCGTCAATCAAGTATATGAAAATGGAAGATTAGTCTATGACATAACTGATACTGTTGATGGCCCAGGACTTGATGGATACAACTATATTGTTACAAAAGACGAAACTTCAATTGTAAAAGTACCAGTAGATTATGACCTAAATGAAACAAAAGATCGTGCAGAAAGAAAACCATTAAAGTACAGAGATGCAGGATCAGACTCATTTTATGCATACGCACCATATGAAAATTATGATAACATGTGGACAAATACAAGAAATCAACCAGCAGCATTTCCTGAAGGTTTTGATTACGTAATTGACTATGATTCAGGATACAAAGTTATTCCAGGTGATATTCGTGATGCCATGAATTTATTAATTGACGATATTAAATGTGGAAAAATGGAACACTACAAGACATACATTTCTGAATATCAAACAGATCAGTTTAGACTTAAGTATGATTCATCAAAGTTTTCTGGTACTGGAAATATTCTTGTTGATATTATTATTGACAAATATATAACAAACGTTAAAACACCTGGGTTCTTATAATGAATACGGTATGCGAAGCTACCGACTTTATGTTTCCAATGTTGGCAGATATTTATTATCCTGTAGTTGAACAAGCTGCTTATGGCAATCTAAAAAAACAATGGGTTCTTGATAGAACAGTTGCATGCTACCTTAGTTCTGGAACTGGAAAAACAAAAGAAGAAATTGTAACTAATGTTAAAATTAATC